ACTATCTACAGGGAAACATTATGAAGTATCTGTGGCGATACCGATACAAGAATGGTGTAGAGGACTTGAAGAAGGCACAGTGGTATTTGATCAAGCTTATTGAGGAAGTAGATGATAGTCAAAGTATTCTTAACCTTAAACATAGATGAAGACGAATACCCAGTTCCTGTAGACGGAGAAGTTGATGAAGAAATTGACCAATGTCTGCAGGAATTTATTTATGACATTGATGGTATGTCAATTAAAGCAATAAAAATAATAACGGAGTAATGCTTATGGAAACTTATGGACCAACACTAGCAATCTCAGAAGAGATTCACGCAATGAAATATCGCAGCAAAGGCGAGTCATTCAAAGAAGCAATGACACGTGTAGCTGAAGCACTAAAAGATAATGAAACACATTTTAATAACTTTCGTACAATCCTGTATGAACAACGCTTTCTACCTGCAGGACGTGTGCAATCAGCAATGGGTGCACCTCGTCGTGTAACACCGTACAATTGCTTTGTGTCTATGACAATTGAAGATAGCATGGACGGTATCATGGAAGCTGCTCGTCGTGCAGCAGAGACAATGCGTCTTGGCGGTGGCATTGGCTACGACTTCAGCACACTACGTCCACGTGGTACACTGATCAAGTCACTGGACAGTAAGTCATCTGGTCCTGTGTCATTCATGGGTATCTTTGATGCAGTATGTCGTACAATCGCATCTGCAGGGCATCGTCGTGGTGCACAGATGGGTGTGCTACGTGTTGATCACCCAGACATTGAAGAGTTTATTACAGCTAAGAACAACAGCGATACACTAACACAGTTCAATATTTCTGTGGGTGTGACGGATGAGTTCATGACTGCTGTAAAAGAAGACAAAGACTTTGATCTAAAGTTTGATGGACGTGTGTATAAAACTGTGAGTGCTCGTGCACTGTGGGATCAGATACTACGCAGTACATGGGACTGGGCAGAACCTGGGATTCTATTCATTGATCGTATTAATAAGAAAAACAATCTACATTATGCAGAAACTATTGCAGCTACAAATCCATGCGGTGAGCAGCCACTACCGCCTAACGGTGCATGTCTACTAGGTTCGTTTAATCTTACAAAGTATGTACTAGAACATGACGGTAAGTATGTTTTCAACATTAACCAATTACGTAATGATATTCCTCATGTAGTACGTGCTATGGATAACGTTGTGGATCGTGCTACCTATCCTCTGATAGAGCAAAAGGCAGAAGCAATTAGCAAACGCCGTATGGGTTTAGGTGTTACAGGTGTAGCTAATGCTATTGAGGCATTAGGGTTTGAGTATGGCAGTGATCGTTTCCTACAAACACTAGAAGAAATTATGGGAGTGATTAGAGATGTTGCGTATACTACGTCAGTTGAACTTGCTATTGAGAAAGGTCCGTTTCCTCTCTTTAGTCAAGCATACCTTGGTTCTGATTTTGCTAAGTCTTTGCCTGATAATATTCGTGATCTCATCAGCACTCACGGTATTCGTAACAGTCATCTTCTTTCGGTTGCTCCAACAGGAACTATCAGCCTGTCAGCCGATAACGTATCCTCTGGAATTGAACCCGTCTTCTCACATTACTACGATAGAACTATCCAAACCTTCGACGGACCAAAGGTTGAACGAGTAGAGGACTATGGCTATCGTGTGTTTGGTGTTAAAGGTAAGACTGCAGATGAACTGTCTGTGTTTGATCACGTCAAGGTACTGAACGTGGCATCACGTTACGTTGACTCAGCATGTTCAAAGACGTGTAACACAGGTGACGATGTAACATGGGAAGAGTTCAAGCAGGTGTACATGGATGCATACGATGGTGGTGCATCAGGATGTACAACATTCCGTGCAGCAGGTAAGCGATATGGTATCCTGAATGCATCTGCCTCTGAGGACATAGTAGAAGAGGAACCAGTAGAGGAAACGCAAGACTATGTAGATGAAGGTGGTGCTTGTTACTTTGATCCTGCCACTGGCTTACGTCAGTGTGAGTAGAAATCGTAAGCAGCTAGGCACTGTGCCATCACCCTGCGTGAAGGTCTGTCGTATAGACAACGACGGCTTTTGCGTGGGGTGTAAAAGAACTATTGACGAGATACGGGATTGGTGTATAATGTCAGAGTACGAACAACAGAAACTTTTATTTGAACTAATATGGAGGGCCGACAATGGGAACACGTAAACAATTTAGCCGTGCACTATACGAAGCATATGATGCACCTGCAAAAGAAAAACTTGCAGAGTATCTAACAAGTGCAGGGCATGAGATAACAGACATGAAGGAGAATTATAATGTGGATATTGTATCAACGAAAAAAGATTATACATACTTTAATGAAGCTGAAGTAAAGCTTGCATGGAAAGGTGACTGGCCTACTGACTGGAAGGACATTCGTATTCCTGAACGTAAGGGACGTTTACTTGCAAAGTATGAGGGGGAGAATGGAGTGCTTAACTTCTACATCTTCCGTAAAGATATGAAGCAAGCTTGGCGTATCAAGGATACTAGCCTGACAGAGGATCGTCTACGTGAGGCACATGGACGTAACATCCTCAAGGGTGAACTGTTCTATCACATTCCGTACACAGAAGCAGAACTAATCAACGTAGCATAATACATCTTAACAGAAGGAGAATGCATATGAAAAAACAACTAACTCGCAAAGAACGTGGCCTTGGCAAATATGATGCACCGTTAAAATTTCAACACGAGAAAGGTTACAAGGATTTTCGACAGGGGCGTGTCGTTAATCCATTCCCTGATGATACAATGCAATACAGGGAGTGGGAACGTGGGTTTAACAAAGCCTACTACGAGCAGTTAAAACGGGTGAAGGAGTATGAACAACTTACAGGCAGAGGCTAGAGCATTTATGGAAAGTAAATACGAAAACCTAAACTTCAAGTCATATCAAGATATGGCATCGGAGACTGCGATCTATAAACATGAACATCAAGTAATCTACCCTGCACTAGGTTTGGCGGCAGAGGCAGGTGAGGTTGCTAATAAAGTCAAAAAGATTTTACGTGATGGGAAGTTTGATCGTGAAGCAATAGCAGACGAAGTGGGAGATTGTCTGTGGTACATTGCTGCACTATGTCGTGATCTAAATGTAGACATGACTGAGCTTGCGAAGAATAACTTACGTAAGCTACATGACCGAAAGGTAAGGGGTGTCCTCTCTGGGAGTGGAGACAAGCGGTAAAAAATTAGGGGGCTGTAATGGCCCCCTTTGTTTTAATCAAGATAGTGTATCTTACAGTATTCGGCATACTCCATCAAATCTTCTAGGTTTGTAATGTCAGGTAGCCTACCATCATTGTTATCTTTAAACGTTACAATGCCATAACGTCTATCCTCTTTACTTAGACGTGACAGTTCGTCTACAACTACAGCTACGGGAGATACGTCACCTAAATAAGGATCATTAAACTGTTCTCTTAGCTTCATAGCTGAATTACGAATCTCTTTTCTAGCAAGAAGGTGCTGTTCTTTTTTATCATTTGGATGCATTTCTTCAGAGAACTCTTTTGCGACCTCTACTAGTGTTGGAAATGCTGCACTTATATACTCATTCTCTGCTATTTTATTTGCACTTACACGAGACTTACTACCCAATTCATATGTTGCATCTTCATATCCTATTTCTTTTAGGTAGTCTGTAATATCACTGTCTCTTTTAGTAACAGTAAGACCTAAGTAAAGTCGCCAAGCGCTGTCTGGTCTTTGTATCTTACCTTTGTCAATAGCAACACGTTGATTAAGTTCTTCTTCAAATGATGGTGCCGCAGCACCACGTTGAGCAAATACTTCATAGAAAGAACGTACACCAGAATCCTCTGCAAAGGGTAGGTTTGCATCGCTTGGTATGCTACCCTTAAAGTCCTTAGCTTCCTCTCCACGTATGCCTTGTACCCTTTGTGCTTCAGTCAACTGGAATGCAGGAGTAATATATGTTGCAGCATATTGTCCTACTAAACGTCCAATAGCTTTCTTTCTTGCTTCATCATCAATAATATCTTCTGTACCCATAATGATATTACCAATTTCTTCAACGAAGACGTTACCTACACCTGTACGGGCAGTGGTCCCAAGCCACGTTTCTGCAAGCTCTGTCCCGTTCATGCCATACCAAGTTTCAAGTGTCCCTTCCTGCTGACGTGCAATAAAATCAGTGATCCACCCCATCTGACGCAAAGGAAACTGTGCGGATATATCGACTTGGTTTTGGTCATCTGCAACCATAGTATAATCGTTAGTACCATACTGTTGTTTTACTTGATACAGTGCCGACATAGTGGCAATACCAACTAAGTTACGGGTAATGTCCTGCCTATCACGAGCAGTAAGCCCTGCATCACGAGACTCTTTACTTACAGCTTTACGAATAGGTACAAGCAAAGCACCGCCCGTGTTCTGTGCCATATACTCCATAGCATTAAACATAAAACGTGGGAAAGGCACAACTGCAGTCAAACCTGTTTTAGTTATAATTTCTGTAGTTCTTTTAAAAGGTTCAAAGTCTGGTTGTTTTGCGTATGTAACATCCAATGCTTTATTTACAGATGTCTCTATCATACTCTCAAATGTAGGTGCATCCTTGTTTGGTCTTACACTAGGTGCAGACTTCATCATGTCTTCTATCTTACCCTCTTTCAGGGCAGTCTGTAGGTCCATGTTCCAGTTTACTTTTACCTGACGTTCAAGTTCCCCAAGAAAAGTTGCACGACGAATCATGTGTTCTTGCCAACGGTTAGGGCCGTTAAGAGTCCATACTAAGTCTTCTGCTCGTGTCATAACCTTGTCGTATTGTTTACCAACAAAAGTTTGTGCCTTGCCCTTTTGTGTATACTCTTGTATCTCAGCAAACTGATTAAACATACGTTCAAACTGTTCAGAAAACTGAGGTCTGTCTAGTATGTAATCAGTAAATTCTGCTGCTCTCTGTTGATCAGCCATGATATATCGCATGTTTCTGAAAGCACCTGACCACGTACCATCACGAATAAGTGGGTTCACTGCATTATGAAACTTCAATAAGGACTCACCCTTACCTACACCTGCAGTACGAGCATTGCCATATGTCAGTAGTGCAGTGTCCATAACATCTGCAAGACTTTCCATAGGTGCTCTAATCAAACCTGACTGGTAGTTCCGTACTGCTGTAGCAAGAGAGGAAACCATCAAGCCCCTACGTAGGTTTTCAGCACGTAACACAGTACCTGACCACAATCTGCCAAACGCACGTTGTGTTTCAATCTTTGCTTTTAGCTCCTGCGCTTCTTTTACACTCTTTGGTTTATGTGTAGCCATCTGTGATAGACGGTTCATTAGTCTGCCAGCTTCTGATCCTGAACCAACAACACCAAGCACATACTCCTCAAAAGCAAGTCCGTTTTTAGTTAGTTGTTCTAATAATTCTTCTGAACCTAATAGGTCTTCATTCATAGTAAGCTCAAACAACTTATCAACTAATCTTTCATCGCCTTTAGTTTTTAAAGCTTCAGCAAACTTTTCATTTTTCTTTAGGCCAACAACGACAGACACAAACATGTCCATTTTTTCTGGATCAAGGATTGGTATAGCTAAGGATTCATCGTTAATTGCGTAGTCTGTTAACTTAACAGCCTTGTTATCCGTACCAACAAACCCCATGTCGATAAAATAATCGCTGACTTTTTCCTTGCCTGTTTCTCGTACAAGCTTTGGGTCCACCCTTAAATTACCTTTGTCATCTGCTGTAGATATAATGACGTTAAAACGTTCTTCAAACTCTTTAATAATCTGATTACGTACGTCTGGATTGTCCCGTGCCGTTCTACGGGTAGCCTTTTTAATGTCGTAAGCACGTGAGTTTTCTGCAGCCATAGCCGCCATGACATCATTATACGCACCTCTTCCACCACTTAGTCGTTTCCATCCAGCGTTTACACTTTTAGTTAATACTCTAGCACCAGGGACTGCAGTAGCTAAGTTTAGTCCTGCATTTAACGCATCAAATGCTGCAGCTTTATAGTTACCTGCACGAATATTCTCTTGCATGTCTCCCCAGTTATGCGGCACTTCCATAAAGGCGTTTACAGGATCAAAAAACTCATCCGTAAACATAGCAGTGTTAAATTCTTCTACACTCATGTAACCTAATTCTACAGGTAAAAAAGCATTACGTGCAAGCTCACGCATATAAGCATTTCTGTTGTTTAAATAGTAATCTGCCTTTTCAAATGCCCTATCTACCAACTCTTTTCTCTGGTCAGTAGTAAGAATAGCAGCCTCTGCCCCTGTAGCAGCAAACATATCACCACCTAAACCTGCTTCGTAATCTGCTAGTGCTTGAGCTACTTTGTTATCATATTTTTCTTGTGTCCAATTACCCTTGTCTAATTTTTCTTTTGCATTTTCAAAAAACTTATTATAAAAATCTAATTTTTCTTGAGTAGCTGCATCCATTTCTTCTGCAATAATACCCTCGCCACTATCAATGGCTTCGTAACGTTCTAATTTTAGGTCAGCGATAAGTTGGGGAAGAGTCATACCCTCTCTTGCTTGTACTCTTTCTTGTTTTGTTCTTTCTGTAGGGGGAAGTAATAAAAACTCTTGCATTTCATCTAAAGGAAATCCTGCAAGTAAGTTTTCTTCTGCATCAAGACGTTTAAAATCTAGTATTTTAGTCATATCCGCAGCATCTTGACGTTCATATAAAGATTCATACGCATCATCAATAGTGGTAACAGGCAATTCTTCAATCGCCCGTTGCTCTTCGGGTATCTCTACTTGATTTTCATCAGGATAGACTGGATCATTATCTGCCGTAGTCGTATACTCTATTACGTCTTCATCATTAGTAGACGTTACAGGAGCAGACTCAGTAACAGTTTCTTCATCTTCGTCTATTAATTCAAAATCTGCCATGTTTAAGAACCATAAACTCCTGCATCAACCCAACCACTTTCTATTGTGTTTCCCCCAATATCATAAGTGTTGCCTGTAGCTAAACCTGTCCAAACAAAAATTCTATTAACGATATTACCATCTATTTTTACTTTCGCAACAACAACATCACCGACTTTATATTTTCCGTTATCTCCATCAACTATAGCATCTCTATAGTTCATGGGAATAATATTGTTATCAGCATCTCTCTGTACCTTTAAATAACCAAACTTTTTAGTTTCATCATCCTTTCCACCATCCGAATATACTACACCTCTGGCATAAGTACGCAATTTTCTGTCTGCCTCAGTTCTGATGCTTTCAGCACGTTGTAGCATTCGTTTGTCTACAACTCCTGTGTCTCCTATTGTTGCAATATCTTCTATTCTATTTGCGGCAGAAAGCTGTGCTACATATTTGACACCTTCTCTACCTTCTAGCTTGGCTGTGATATTACCATTTACATCTGTAACAAAATCATAAGAGCTGTAGGCTTCGGTTAGTTCATCTTTTTGAACTCGTGCATAACTGTCATCATTAAAGTAAGAAGTATCATCTGCTGTATCGTCTTTACTTCTAGCAATCTCCTCTTCTAATTGTTTTTCCCATTCGCCTAGTGTTGTAGTAAATCGTTTTATATCGTCAGGATCGTTTCTATCTTTAGCATCCTGCAATAAACTAAAAGTACCTGCATATCCTGCAGCAATACTTCCATACTGTTTTACTTCTTTATCTTCATCTTCACCCAAAACACTAGTCATAATATCTGTTTGTAATTCAAAAGGTTCTGCTGTAGCGTACTTACGTTTAAGAGGTTGTCCTAAACTTGCAGCCATAGCAGCTTCATTTCGTGGGTCTTGTAGATCACTAGAGAATAGACTACTGTCTAGCATAGTATCAGGATTAATTCCTTTTGCTAAAGCCTTTCCTCCCCAGTCTAAGTATTGAGAGACTACAGAGCTACCACCTTTTGCAACCCATGCAGCTTTAGCATCAGACAAACCAATAGCTTTTAAAGAGGCAATACGTTCATCTAATGCCTTACGATCAGCCCTACGTTCACTAGCACGTGCCAAACGCAGACGTGTGGCCTCTTCTTCCGCAAGCATATCAAATTTAAACTGGCGTTCTTCCGCATCCTCAATGCCTTTAACTATTCCAGTAGACATTCCACCTACAAATGCTCCAAAATTAAACCCCATCTTGTGTTCTCCGTGACATTAACCCACCACTAGGTGGTTCCGTATCCATTTGATCTGTTTCATCAGACATAAGTTCTTCTTCTTCAGGAAGTTCCCCACGTTCTTTACGTGCTTTAGCAACAGAAAGAGCAATAGCAGAATCAGAAGGCTTGTCTGGGTCTTCTGTTTCTTTTGAACCAACAGTATACTCTATTTCTGCTTCATCTGCTAAGTAGGCCATAGTCTCAATAAGTACAGGCATTACTAACATACCTACATCAAGACTGTGTTTACCCTCCATAACCCCACTACTTTGTAGTGCATTTGCAATTGTAGTAAGAGGAATACCATTTTCCATTACGTCTAATAGATCACTTAAATTGTCTGGGTCAGTTAGTCTTGGGATATAAAACTCTAATGCTTCTTCAACAGTTGAGTATTGAGGAGGTTGTTGCCAAGGACGATTACCTAACTCAGCAGTTAGTGATTGTCCTGCAATAGGTGCATCTAAAAGTGGACTAGGTGTTTGAGCCATTTTTTAACCCTTCTCTTGCCTTACGTATCTCTGCCACGTAACTAGCAACTCTGTCTGTAACCGACAGGTCTTTACTTTGTTTTTTATTTACAGGATTACGTGCAAGCAATCCGTTACTTGTGCTATCACTACTTGGCTTTTCCTCTTTCGGTAAAACCAAGTTGTTCATTACTTGATATCCTATATTCATGTCTTTATTCCAAATGCTTTGCCTAAAATACTTCCACCTATAGAACTGCTCAAATCGGCGGTAAAGATTTTACCAATTAAATTACCAAATCCACTTGAAGATTCTGCATCAGCTTTAAACTGAGCAATGTCAAACTGAGTATCAGCTTGTAGCTGTGCTATAGCCTGTTGAGATATTCTGGCTCTTTCATTTTCTGCAGATGTCCAAGCCCACTCCATATTGTCTGCGTAGAACTGCCATAGATTATTGTAAGCAGAACTAGATAATCCTAGTAAGCCTTGTGCATTAAGCTCATTAGCACGGTTAACCGCTGCAGTGTCTGCAGTTGCAATCTCTCTACGCCATTGAGCATTTGACTGATCAATAATCAAACGGTTCTGTGCGTTAAACTGATCACGTTGGTTGTTAATCTCTGCGTTAAAACGTTCAATTGTATTCACCTGACCTGCATTAAACTGTGCCTGTGCATTAGCTTGTGCCGCATTAAACTGTGCAGTGTTACTCTGCAAGCTTGCAAAGAACTGATCAACTTGGTTTTGTGACGTAGCATTAAACTGTTGCGCAGCATTGAGTGCAGCTTGGTCAGTAAACAATGACTGAACACGTTGTTGTGCTTTAAACAATTCTGTCTGTTGTTGATTAGACAAGTTAGTAAGATCAGCTTGCAAGAAGTTCTGAGCATTTTGTACAGCAGCTTGCTGACGATTGTTCAGATTAGACATGTCCAAGTTAGCTAATGCGGATGCTTCTGCCATTACCATAGCCTGACGGTTTGTCAGGTTGTTTAGTTCCATTGTATTTGCAATACGTGAGTTCTCTAGTGCTACTTGTTGTTCAGCAGTAAAGTTCATGTTTGCAACGTCACTAACTTTAGCTGCGTTAGCTACACGAGCTTGAAATGCTTGGTCAAACTCTTGTCCCAAGAACTGTGCACGTTGTTGTGCTGCAAGTATAGCACGTTGTTGACGGTTAGACAAGTTCTGTTGTTCAAACTGTGCAGTTACCTGTGCGTCCATCTGAGCGATAGGCAATGCAGATTCCATAGCAGCTTGGATTACAGCTTGACCTGCCAAGCTAGATGCTCCAAGTCCACGTGCAGACAATGTAGCCATTGCATTACGCATTGAACCTGCTGCCCATGCAGGTGTATTACCACCTTCAAACTGAGCCATAAGTGTTTCTAGCTGACCTTGTACGGTAGCTTGCTTAGTAGGTGTAGCAGTTGCAGCTTGTATCTCTTCATTAAACTTAGCTGCAGTTTCTGCATTAGCTACACCAGAGATAAGTTCACCGTCCTGTATCTGACGTTGTACAGGGTTATCCATCAAGATACCTGTACCCTGTGCAGCTTCTACATTAGCTACAGATGTACCTTCTTGTTGTGCTGCAGTAATACCTGCTACTTGTTGTAGCTGTGCAGCCTGTGTTTGATCTACAGTTGCACCAATAGCACCTGAAGCTTCAATAGGTGACATTAAAGCTGCCTGTCCTGTCATAGGCATCATAGCCTGTTCAGTTGCAGCTAGTGCAGTAGGTAGTGCAAGTGATCCTGCTACCTGACCTGAGTAAGGTGACACAAGTTGACCTGCAGTTAGTTGTGTACCAGTTGGAACTACAGTTGCACCAGTAGGTAACCCAGGGGTCTTAGCCATCTGCTCTTGTACTTGTGTTAAGTTCATGCCTGTTAAATCAGGTTGTTGTGGAATATACTGTTGATTTAATACACGAGGATCGTACTGTTGTAGTGATACAGTGGTGCTTTGTGGATCACCGCCATTACTAAACTTTTGTACAGAACCACCCTCTGCCATTTGACGAGCACGAGTAGTGTAGTTATCCATCTTTTGTTTCTTATCTGGATTGTCATTCAAGTACTGATCAAAGCCACCCATGTCACCTGAGTAACCAAGGTTCTGTGCAATACGTTGTAATGCCTCTGGTTTAAACCCACCAAACTTATTACCTGACGGTGTAGGGATTGGTGGTACAATACCCCCTTGGTTCATATTAAACTGAGGTGTATAAGGTGTTACTGGTTGTGGTGTAGGTGCTTGCACTTGAGGAACCTGTGGTTGGAATGGCATCTGCCCTGCGGGTTGTTGATCTACAGGATAGAATCCAGACGGAATTGGTGTCTGTGGTTGTCCATTTACAAATGTAATACTTGTAGTCATGCCAGCATCGTTACGATACATACGAACTTCATAAGATTGTTGTGCAGGAGCTTGTGGTGTAGGTGCAGTTGTTTGACCAATAGTATATGTTTGAGATGGCTGTGTACTCAACATACCTGTACCTGCAGGTTTAGTAAATGTACCTGTCATAGGGGTCATGGTAGGTGTTTGCATACCCATACCTGTTTGATCCATATACGTAGGCATAAACCCTGAGCCTTGATACCCTTGCGGCATTTGGTAAGATACAGTTTGAGGTAAATCTTGCTGTGTTTGTATAGCTTGGTTAGCAGCCTGTGATACTGCATCATCTGTACCTGTTTGTTGTTGTGTCTGATCACCTGTTACTTGTGTAGCACTAGTACCTGTTTGCGTAGTTTGTGTACCTGTACCAGTACCACTAAGTGTTTTACCTGAGATAATTTGAAAGTTGTCAATCATAGGTGCAACACCTGTAGTCAAACCTTCCATGCCCCAGATGTCTTGATAATCTGCCCAAGGGTTATATGCATTTTGTAAGTCACCTAATGCTTTTAGGTTAGTTTGCATTTGGGTTTCATTAAAATTACCAGATTGCTGCATGGCATTCATAAAATCACCAACCCAGTCTACTGTTTGTACACCAAACGTAGTCAATTGTTGTGTCATGTTATCTACATTGTTAATACTAAAACTACGTAGAATAGTGCCATTACCGCCAACAATGTAACCCATAGGCGGTAATGATACAGGTTTACCATCCGAACCTATTACAGTATTACCTGCTTCGTCTGTTTGATAACCACCAGACATATACTTAACTGTAGTACCACCATACATTTGTGATGTAGCAATTTGTGTGGCAGCTACAAACTTTTTAGCATCAATCTGTCCTGTAGTAGGGTCAGTAGCAGCATTAGTAATAGCAACAAAGTCACGAGTATCTTGATTAGAACCAACACTACCATATAGTAAGTCAGAAGCTAAACGGGTTATGTCACTATAGTCTTCACCAGAAGCGTAGATTTCCTCTACAGATTTACCTGCGATCATCTCCATCATCTCACGCATGTTGGGTTTACGTGGATTGTTTACATCATAACCATAATCAGGGTCTACCCATGCAGGTACACCGTTTGATGCGGTAGTATTATTATTGTTGTTTAGATATTCAGAAATAGAAGCTGTCTGTTGCTCATACGTACTTTCACCTTGAACAACATTACCAATACGATCACCGTAAGCATTTTGTAAAGCCTTAACATTTTCTTCTATGTTATCTCCAGGTTTACCTACAGTATGAGAACCTCCACCTTCAAAGTTGATAGTAGCGGTTCCGTCTGTATTTTGCTCAATTGTTAATTCACCTGCCATAATACTTTACCTTTACTTACCCATTGTCATCCATACCGCACCTGCGATAAACGTCAGGACTCCAACGGTAGCTAATTTTACTATTGTAGACCAGACAGACTTACGAGTGTCACGCCATGCTTCCAACAAGCTACGCATCTCTGTAATATCTCTTTGTGCATCATCGTCTAGTAAGCCAATAGAACGTAGGGCTTCTTTAGCCCCACGCCTAGCTGCACGATCTAGCATATCTTCTATTTCTTCTGGAGAAAGTTTGATGTCACTCATAATACTATTATATCTTTAGTTTTACACATAAATACTAATTTGTCAAGTTATTTATGGCTTTGTAGGCCAATCAGAGTCAGAAAGATTAGGCCAGTTATCGTGTTCTGGTAAATTTCTTAGTGCTGCTCTGTAATCAATCATCTCTTGTGACATTGCGACATCGGACAACCCATAGTGGTCTGTGTCTTTCAATAGTTCATCACGTCTACTGCGATTGTTTGCAGCAGTAGCATTATCACGAGCAGTAATTTCTTCTGCTGTAAGGTCTACTGCTGTGTACTCAATCATCCAATATCCACCGTCTTGCTTCGTAGGTAAAGCATTACGTTGTGAACGTTGGTTAGCTGTAAGTGTAGGCTTTGGCCCTTCTAGTACACCTACCATGCCGTACTTGTTCATGATACCTGATGTAATGTTCTTAGGAAAAGACACGTTAGGGTTATCTTTTCGTAAGTCTCCGAATGTGTATGGGAATTTAGTTACTGTGTTCCCTGAGATTTTAGCATACATGTTGTGTTCTCCTTGTTATGCTATTGCGTAGAAGATGAAGGTGTTGCCTGATCCACCAAGTATATTGTTATTAATTATAAAACCAGAGTTATCTGGGTCTATGTTGTCAGCCCCTGTTGCTTCAGCGGAAGTGTCATTTAGTTTAATTCTCTTATCATTGCCTGTTACAATCCCACGCTCAGTGTCCCAAACAAACCAATCATCTGATGCATTTGTTTTCTTTAAAAGAACAAACCTAGCACCAGACGTAAATCCACAGTCAATTGTCATATCTGTTCCGTCAGAGGTAAACGATCCCACCTTGGATATACCATCTAGGCTTGCGAATAGGTAGGCTATGTAGTCGTGACCTGAGGCATTTACCCAACCAATAGTGCCAAGTGAAAACACATCTGAGGTAGGGGCAGTATCGTTCCAAACAGTAGTGCTAGTAGCCCGTGCATTTGTCGCACTAAGCAAAAGGTAGTAGTCTTCTGGCGCAGATGCATCAACTCCAGAATGATAAACCGCCCACTCACCAGTAGTGCTTCTACGCTTCACCCACATCATCTCAGGTGCAACACCAAGGTTATGGCTTACAGTACGCCCTGCTGTTCCGTTCCCAGAGTAAGCAACGATGTCAAAATAATTTGGTGCTCTACGCCATAGCCAATCTACAAGCTGCAGACTTGTACTATTAGTGTAGCCAGTATTATTATCAAACTTTGCAGTACCACCAGATTGTTCTTGATTTGTTGATGCAGTGTCTAGGTATTTTGCACCGCCTCTTAGTCTATCATAAGGTCTATGAATGCCAGTAGTTCTAGCTGTCTGCAGTTGTAAATCTACAGGCCAACCTGTTGTATTAGTGTATGTCCCAGCAGAAGCACTTTCTAAATGTATATCAAACACATCATCCGCATCTTCAGGCACAGCCATAGGACCACGGCGAATGGCTATGTAGATCATGCTTGTGCCAGCAACATTAGCATTTGAGTTTGTGACTTTAAAGCCAGTAGGGGTTATATCAATCCAATTTTGTGATGTAAGTTCAGCGTCACTTCTATCAGGTGCTAAAAATAAATCTGCATCTCCCATACCCCAGCCACGCATATTATCAACTAAACGCCAACTACTCGTAGCACCTGTTTGTTTCACAAGAAGCCATTGAGGCTCAAAGCCTAAATCAACAGTGGCCTGACCACTATAACTCCCACACTTGATAATATCAGCATCACCATCAGGGCCGAACTCACCGTCATCATCGTTGTGGGCGAATAGGTAGGCTACGAATGTATCACCGTTTCCGTTTGTATTACTATTAGCGCCTACTGAAAACACACTACTTGTTGGAGTTGTTGCGTTCCAATATGTGGTTGAACTACTTTGGCTAGAAGTAAGGTTTAAGAATACAGCCTTGTCGTTACCCAAAGACCTATGATATACAATCCAGTTTGCACTAGAATTTGTTTTCTTTACAATAACAGTGCCCGGAACACTTCCCAAGTTATGACTAATTGTTTGTGTAGAACCATTCCCAGTATAAGTCACCACATCAAAGAACTTAGGGGCTTTGCGGAATGTCCAAGAGGCGTAGTCTTCATTGTTAGCATTTACATATACGTTTCCATCCAAATCAAACCCATTTGAATTAAAAGCACTTACACGATTTGTAAAACCAGTTGCAGCATCTGTTGTATTTGTTGACAGTTGAGAGGCTATACCCCTTTCTGTGTCCTGTAAATTATGATCTCTACTTGATCTAGATTTAATCCAGACCATCCCACCTTCACTATCAAGATCAATTCCATTCTCAATAGTTTGCATAACAGTGCCTTCACCTGCACCATTCCCCTCATACAAATAAGTGCTGAACACTTCTTCTACTGACAAAGGCTTAACCAGAGTATTAGCTGCCTGTCCTGCTACTCGTGCTACATTGCTCATGCTATATCTCCTGCCGCTTTCTTACCGTAGTAAGTTGTTCCACCATCTGTCGTGATGAACGTATATAACTCTTTTGATGCTGTT